CATCTGTTATATCTATCTTATCCATATTGAAGTTTTTATCAAATGTGATCTTATTATATTTCCAATTGTAAGGACTGGTCTTACTAAAACAATTTATCTTAAACATGCTCATTATATATTTATATGCCTGTCCATCATCTATTAATCTTGTAGATTTTTTAGTATCCATCATTAAAAATTGAATCAACACCTCGTGGAATATATCACTCCACTCTGGTATATTCTTTATCAATTCCAATTTTTCCTTTAATATAAAATAATTATCACTTATCCAAACTGATGGACTTAACATACTTATATCTATCATTTTTTATATTCGTAAAGAGTTGAGTTGGAAATCTACCACCTTTAAACTTTTGTTTATTTTTATCACTACTCATCAAATTACTATCACTATTGTAATTTTTAATATATCTTTTTAATCCCTTTAAAGATGTTTCTAAATCTTCATCACTAATATAATCAACCCTATTCAATTCAACACTTATCAATTTAGGAGATATTCTTAACATACTTAAACAATTCTTTTTTGTTGTTGGTAAATAACTGGGTTGGAAATCTACCATTTTTACAATAATTCATAATTGTTTTTGATCCATTCAATCTTATTAAATTGGTAGTATCTGTTGTTGGTTTTCTTGTTTCAACATAATCACCAATCCTATTCAAATCAACACTAATCAATTTCGGCGATATTCTACAAAACATAAGTCTTAACTTTTTTTCTTTGTATATCATAATACATTCTCATCATAATCATATCAGCATAATCTGGACTTCTTCCAATCGTTTTCTTTACCTTATCTTTACCTTCCACCGCTGTCTTACCAATTTTATCTACATTCGCCATTCGGTGTGCTTGAAGTTCTTGAATGATCACATCACGATATTCTCCATCAGGTAGTTTTATATTATTAATTGATTCACTCAACTTAAAAAAACATTGTGATCTTAAATTCATATAATTTTCTTTATTCAAAGCAGATGAACCACCTTTAAAAGCAACACACCCCTTTAAGTAATCTGCCACTCCTATACCTAATCCATCAGCATCAATCAACACATTTTTAATAGGCACTCTATATAGTTTTATTTTATCTTTAATTATATTCACTAATTGTGTAGTGTCATTTTTCTTATAACTAAAAATTTTTAGTAACTCTGTTCCACTCCATAAACCAATTACAGATTTATCATTACCAATATTAGCAACATCACAAGTTATATATTTATCACCTGGTAAAGGATCATTATAAAAACTTTGTAGTAATTCATCATAACTAAACAGAGCAAGATCATCATCGTCATAATCCCAGTTGCCATATAACAATCTGGATTTATTCACACTGGTTAAAGTTTGTTCCAATCCATCAATATAACTTTTATCTAAATATGGATTGTCTTGTGGGAGAGCAAGAACTATTTTTCTATAAAGTGGTAATTCGTTTTCAGTATATGGTTTGTAGTAATCTGTATATAACCAACCCTTTGAAGGATTAGATACTAATAACAATTTAGGTATTAGTTGATATTCTTTTAACATATGGGATAATCTGGTCATTAGTTTTTCAATTGCATCTCTACTAATCTGGGACACCTCATCTACAATAGCAAAGGTTAAAGATAAACTCATAATCCTTTCAAAATTAGGATCACTTGGGTTTGATGTTAATTCAATTAAGAATAACTTACTACCATTATTAAATGATATTGTCTTCTCCATTCTATTGAATCTGTAATCAACATCTTCCTTCATATCATTTAATCTAAAAAATTCCATTAAAGTTTCTACTGTGGTCATCTTCAAAGAACTTAAAGTTTCCCTACATAAACCCCCAGCGATGTTAGGATACATTAAACAATAGATAGTCGCCCAGGCAACGGCTAAGTATGATTTACCACTCCTTACTGAACCACCAAAGAGTATCTGTGTAGTAGTAGTATCAAATAACAATTTCCATGCTTCATATTGTATTAAAGATGGTTTAAATGTTAATTCTTTTAACTTAGGTGATATTCTTAACATACTTATATCTATCATTTTTTATGTTAGTGAAGAGTTGAGTTGGAAATCTGCCAGTCATATAACTTGGTATTAGTTTTTCACAACTGATAAAGTTTTTAACCTGATCACTTTTTATAGTATCATTGATTATTCTCTTCTCTTCATAATCTCCAATCCTATTCCCATTTATGTTTAGTAGTTTAGGTGATATTCTTAACATACTTATATCTATCATTTTTTATATTGGTGAAGAGTTGAGTTGGAAATCTACCATTCTTTATATATCCTTGTTTCCCTCCATACCCTTTACCACCACCATATATATTATCATTACCAGTAAATTCTTTTCTTATACAAGTATCTCCAATTAGTTCAGTTCCAACCCTATTCAATTCAACACTAATCAATTTAGGTGATATTCTTAACATACTTATATCTATCATTTTTTATATTCGTAAATAACTGGGTGGGAAATCTACCAACTTCATTAGTCCAATTACTTATATCCCTTGTTCCCCACATAGTTGGGTTTTGGACCACTGGTATATTTCTTTTTAATATATCATTAGTTCCAACCCTATTCAATTCAACACTTATCAATTTAGGAGATATTCTTAACATACTTATATCTATCATTTTTTATATTCGTAAATAACTGGGTGGGAAATCTACCTTCTGGATTTATCTTAACTGGTTCTAATCTTTTTCCATCTGGTTTTTCACCTACACTAAAACTATTACCCTTTGGACCATTTTTGTAATTGTAAGTATCATTAGTTCCAACCCTATTCAATTCAACACTTATCAACTTTGGACTGATTTTCATACTTTGAATTTATTTTTAATTGTTGTAAAAATTTCTTAAAGTGTTTATCACAATTTCTTTTCTTTTTCTTTTTATCATATTCTATTTCTATCTTCAAAATGTTTAATTCTTTTTTATCCTATATTTTTTTATATCATTTACATATTCAATATATTTATAATTTAACCCAACATCTATTAAAGTTTTTTCTGTAAAATACTTTTTTATATGTTTGAAATAATCTTCCTTACACATTGTCTCCATACCATTTAATTCTTTTTTGTCCTATATCATAATTTAGGTGATATTCTTAACATACTTATATCTATCATTTATTATTTTTAAATATGGTTTAACCACATTATCAATATACAACAATTCCAAATTCTTTATTTCTTCTAATGTGAGCAATTTACCTATTCTTATACCAGCAATAAAAGGATCAGGTATTCTATGTGATAGAGCTATTTGTATCACAAGTTCTTGTTTTTCAATTGAATTATTTTTATTTGATTCTGTGTCTATATAGATATATCTTATACAATCAAAATAATAAGGTAGTTGATTATCATATCCATAAATAACACAATTCTTTACAAATTTATTAAATTCTTCATCTTCTACATCATTATCATCTTTCAATTCAATTATCTTTCTAATAAAGTAATTTATATAAGTTTGATGAATACTTGAATTATTATATAGATATAATAATTCTTCTTTATTTATTTTTTCCATATCATTATTTATTTTTTCCATATCATTATTTATTTTTTTTATCTCCATACCATTTAATTCTTTTTTGTCCTATATCATAATAGTCTTTATTCAATTCACAACCATAGATATTATCTGTATTATAACCAGCTTTAATTAATCCACATACTTCACTCCCACTCCCACTAAATGGAACATATACTTTTTGATTAACAATTTCAGGTAATTTAAACAGGGAACTAATTTCATATATTAAGTTGATTGGTTTAAGTGTGGGATGTATATTGAGTTGATTATCAGTATCTTCTGTTATATGATTGTTCCTTTCCTTCTTACCAACCTTAGGACAATAGTTCAGTAAATCTACACCTTCACTCCACTCCATTATATCATCCAATACAGATTTATTCTTTGTTGGTTTAGAAAAAACACAGATAGTTTCTACCATTTGTTTTAGGGGAGCCTTGGAGTATTTGTATCCATCAAAGACTTTTGATAAAGTTGATGCTGGTTCTGTTATATCCGTGTAGGTGTTTTTACCACCAAGTGTTAGTGGCTGGTTTCCTTCGCAGTTTGGTCTCGCGTTTGGATTTGGTCCAACCACTTCCCTCTCCTTTTTCAATCTCTTATCAATCATCTTACCAGCATCAGTGGCCTTTGGAAAATTTGAAACGAAATACCAATATAAAGATTGGTTTATATCAAAACCATTTTTAGTAGCGTAGTAATGAAGTGGTCCCAATTGACGATCCATACCAAACATTAGTAAATATCCACCGTGTTTTAAAGTTCTAAATGATTCTTTAAAGAATAAATCTAAATCTGTATGTGTTAGTCCGTCCCATTTATTCATAAAATCACTGGACTTACCTTTAATTTTATATTGTCCGTCATTATCAACGAACCAAGTTGAACCCAACTGGTATGGAGGGTCAGTAAGTATCGTATTAAAATAGTAATCATAATAAGTTTTTATATCATCAAAAACATTTTCATTTCTTATATTCATATTAAGTTATTATTTTTTTAACAAATTTATATTGTCTTCAATTATTTATCAATCTTTTTTTGTTCCCCTGAATTTAATTGTTTTGGTTCTGGAACTTTAATTATCAATTTCAGTGGTTCATTAAATGTTGTAGTTTGTTCTACATATTGTTTTTCAATCCATCCTCTTTCTTTACCGTGGCACTTCAAATAAAAGATGGCTGCTGTTAAATTTCCATTTAGTCCAGATTGATAAATACTTGATTCCATATTATCAATACAAATTTCTCTTATAGTATCAATTTCATCTTTGATCCATTGCTCTTTTTCCATCCAATTATAAATAGTTCTTCTTACAATACCAGTTGCCATACAGGCTCCATTTATATTACCACCATTGTTTTTCAAAATCTCTAAAAAATTCTCTTTATCTTTTTTCTTATAATACATAATTTTCAAAATTTTTTTATATTGTATAAGTCGTATATATATGTTTTACAGATTGTTCCTTCTTTTCTTACTATACTCCCTCATCTTTTCTTTTCTAACCTCCTGATTTTTAATATGATAGTCCCTACTATATTTTTGTAGATGTTCTTTATTTTTAGCATAATATTCATTTACTACTTTTCTTGGTTTATCTTCAAACCACTTATTCATTACTTGCCAGAATTGGTATTTATCAATTTTTTTATCAATTTTTAGTATCAACATCTTTATTCTTATTTATTTTACATCTCACAAAATTTCCAATTATCATACCCATTAGCATTCCTACTAAAAAACCTATTATCACTTCCATAATTATTTATTATTTTTTATCTATATATATCATCTATTAAATTTTTAACCATATAGAAATATCCAAAGACTTCTTGTTGATATTTAAACATATCTTCTTTACATTCAAATTCTAATTCTTGTGTTATATAATTTTCAAATGTATCCATAGTAAATTTAAGTATTTCTTCTTTACTAATTGGATCTTGTATTCTATCTGTTTCAATCATAATTAATCTTTATTTTTTATTTAGTTATTTTATAAGTATGATGTGTTCGTTCAGTTATTCTGGAAAAGACTTTATTCTCCCAACCATGATCATCTACAAATCTAACCTCAAAGTCAGGTATGGTTTCTTTTTCAAGTAATCTTTCTATTAAATCATTCACTTGTTCTTTATTAAAAATTGGTTTAGTTGATTTTGTTTCTGTGTTTTTAACACCCCATATGATTATTTTATACATATTCACCCCTTTCATCTATATAGTTGAATAGTCCATTGGCTGCTTGTATAATGCTTGTTCCACGTCCCATTAGTGATGTGTAGCATTTAAGTAGTTCATCTTTATCTGTTGTATATTGGTAGCCAAGTTTTCCTTTTGATACGATTGGTTGTCCCATTACTCTTAGTTGGTGTATCAGACCTTGTAGTTGAATTGTTGTTAGTTGGAATAAATCTTTAATTTCTCCACCTGTAATTGTTTTGTGTGAATTTCCTTTTAAGTAATTCAACACTAATTCTAATTGATTTTCCGTGTAATTTTTCATATTATTTATTTTTTTTTATTTCAATATATTCTTTAATTGCTTTGCGAATAATTCTACTTGGTATAGAGCAATTATCTTCACATACTTTTTGAAATTCAGTATATGTTGAATCCTTTATCAAGTATCCCCTCATCTTCATTTTTTCCATTTCCATTTTCATTTAGTTATTTTGTTTCTATAAGTATATATAAATATATATATATCAAAAAGGTGTTTTTGTTGATTATTTTTCATTATTTAGTAATTTATATTAATTCTTAATAGTGTTTATGTATATTTCATTTCCTATCATAATTATTATACCATCTTTTACAAGTTCAAGAAATGGTTTTTCTTTTTTAGTATCTAAAAATTTATCATATTCTGCATCGTCTTTAAATTTAAGTATTTTTTTCATATATGTTTTTGTTTTTTTAAAAAGAGCAAAACCCATATATTATTATATTACATATAAGCAATAGATTTTTTCTCTCTCTCTTTATAGTATATAATAATATATGGGTTTTGCTCTTTTTCAAAATAATTTTTGATTATCATCTTTCCAGTTTATTTTTCTATATTTTCTTACGGTTGGTATAGATAATCCAGTCTTACCTGATAAATCTTTATTAGTAATTTTTCTTTTATCTTGAAGCCATGTTATTCCATAAGATATTTTCTTATTATTTTGTTTTTCTTTTAATTTAGCCATTCCTTTATTCATATAATCTCTTTCTATTATACGCATTTGTTTTAGGTAATCTGGATTTTTCTTATCATAATAATTTAATGATAGGAAATTATATTCTTTATCTTGATAGAATAAAGAATTTCTACCACTCTCTTTATTTAAGATTAAGTATCTTCTTTCTTTGATTAAGTATCTTTGATTAAAATATATCTTTAAAGATTGTAGAATTTCATTTATTCTTTTTAAATTACTATTATCATCTTTTCTAATTGTAATAGATTTAATACGATTTTCTAATTCTTTTTTTTTAAATTCATCATCTGTATTTTCTATTTCATTTAATAATGATCGTTCATAAACAATAGATGCTGATATAATTTTCTTTTTAAGTTTCTTATATGATTTAATATATTCTTTATTTTCTTCTAATTGTTTATATTCTACACTTGAATAACCTTCTCTGGTCATTATCTGTCCATTGATGACTTCTTCAATAGTTCTTGATTCTATATTTTCAAAAGGTGGTTCATATTTTATTTTTTCCACATTAGTTATTTCTAATACTTTTACAAATTTATTATATTGTCTTTGTAGTTTTTCATATTCCATATCCTTCATCTTATATTTCCATTTCATATAAGGTAGAATATACTTACTATTTTTATCCCCATTTAATTTGTATAATGTATATACCCTGGGTAGATTATATCTAAAATTTGAACTGAACCTTTCATAGTCATCCTTACTTGGTTCGTTCCATTCAGGTATAGATATAATATCAACACCATTTCTATATACAGAATATAGTTCATTATCTATAATATAATCTCTTTCGTTGCTTGTTGTTAGTTGTTTAAACCAACCATCATTTAATTCTCCACTTTCTATATATCCATCTATCATATCCATATTCTTTTTATACTATATATATAAATATATATATGAAAAGTTTATTTTCATGAATTATTTTTGTAATTAATAATGATTCTATATTATATATTCTTTATCACTGCTGCTGATAAATTTGATATTAAATTGTGTGTCAGCCATTTTTAGTCCTCTTTTCAATTGATATTTGAAATTACTTGCGTGTGCTCTTTTAATAATTTCTGTTATATATGAGAAGGCGTTATTAAATTTTATATGATCGTATCCCATATAATTTTGTATAGAATAGAGATATGTTTCCATCATAACATCATATCTAATATCTTCATCATAGTAATTAAATCTTTTATTTACTCCAACACATATTTCATATATCATATGTTTAAGTTTTTCTGTTGTTGATCCTTTTCCTTTACTTAATATAACTTCATAAGTTAGTTCTATATTTTGTATATACCTTTTAGATGGTCCAACTTTATATGGTCCTCTTTTCGGTGGTCTTTCTTTTTTCTTTCTTGGTTTTTTAACATAAGATAATCTTGCTTTAAGTTTTCTATCTTCATATCTTTCTTTCTTTTCTTCATCAGTAAGTCTTCCATAATTTCTTACAGCGAACCCTTTTTCTTTTCTTTGTTTTCTATATCTTTCCTTTGCTTTTATTCTATATCTTTCTTTTTTTTCTTCATCTGTTAAATGGCTTAAAGATATTCTTTTCGGTATATAATTAGATCTTTTTTTTGCTGCTTGTTTTTTATTATATTTTTTTATTTGTTCCTTTTGATGTTGAATCAATTCATCGGGTTCCATTGTAGATGGTTTTTTATTCCTTCTTGTTGGGTGAGATGTTTCAAGGTATAATTTTCTTTTTCTTTCTAACTTTTGATCGTATGTTAAACCTGTTAAGTAGATTCTACTATGAGGGTGAGATTTTCTATATTTATCTCTGGCTTCTATCTTTTGTTTTTCTGTATATATTCTTTTCATAATTAATATAGGTTTTAAGAGTAAATAAGTTTAATATGATATATCCTATAGAAAAGATATTAAAGTGTCCCAGATCAATTAAAAATCATATTGGTCTTCATTTTTATCATCATCATCATCTTCATCATCTATTCCCATTTCAATTAAAATTGTATCATACATATTACCTACACTATCAACTGGTTTTTTATCATCAAGTTTTCTTTGTATGTTATATATAAGTAAAAAGGCTTTTGTATATTCAAGTTTAGTATCCTTCATTATATCTGGGAGTTCATAATGATTTTGTTTTACTTTACAATAATATAGAATATCTTTTGTATTCCATTTTGAATAAGTGTCTAATATATCATCATAACTATATTCGTTATATGATTTAATTACATCAACTATCTTTTGTTCCATAAGGTTTTTTCTTTTATATATAAAAAACCCTGGACCAAATCAAAAATCCAGGGTTAATAAAAAATTATACACGAACCTCATAGAGGTTTTACTTATATAAAGAAATTGTTAAAATGTTTATTTATCTTTATCATGATAGTAAGCACACTTACCAACTATATCAATTTGAAAGTCGGTTAGTTTTGATAATATCAAATTCATAGTTTTAATCATTTCTTTATGTTCCCCTTTATTATCATTTGATAAATTGGTAATCTTTTCTCTATTCTTATCATTTTCATTTTCACCCCAACTAACATGATCATTAAAAGTTTGTTTATTATTTATAATCATAATTTCTAATTCTTTTAGTTTCACATTTATCTTAACCCACAAACCAATTAAAAGGCCACTATAAAAAAGGACTATTGATACAATTGTAATTATTTCTGCTATTCCCATAATTGATTTTATTTTTTATATTGTTCCTATTTTAACTCTATCATTTCCTATATTATCAGCACCTACTAAAAATGTGGTTCCATCACCAGAAACAGCAACAACCGCTCCTCCATATACTAATGGATCAGTTTGTAAAGTCCAATTAACTCCATAATCATTTGATATATAAACCTCTGTATTACTACCACCTATCATCACTCTTCCATCACTACTCATATCACAATTCCAAGATATTATTGATAAAGGGTTAGCCCAAGATGTTCCATTGTCATTTGACACTAAAATTCCTCGAGTTCCACTATTACTTATCATAGAGTATATTATATACTTACCATCTGTTGATATAGCACAATCATTTATAATAGAATCCGTTCCCACCATAACACTTTTTTGAGACCAGGTCGCTCCATAATTATTAGAGTATGTCGCAACAGCAGAACTAAATGCCCATTGATAACGTCCGTCTCCACTAATAGCACAACAATTATGGTTATATAAATAACTTCGTTCCTCTGTCCAAGTTAGCCCAGTGTCAGTGCTTCTTAAAAAGTATTCTTTATTTGAACCTGTGGCACCATCATAACTCGAACCAACTCCCACTACTAATTGAAATCTACCATCATCACTCATATCAATGTCCATTAATATGGAGTTGCCCCCTTTATATGTTAATCCACTATTAGGAAAAGTTACACCATAATCATTTGATATGGCTACTCTCCTCGTAGAACAGGAACCCTGATGTTGTCCGGTGTAAGATGTAGTTGCCGCAAAGACACCCACTGGTAGTTGAACCCAAGTGTCTGTGCCATAATTACTATTTTGGAAAGTATTATATAAATTAGCAAATAACATATATTGCCCAGTATAAGATATAGATGCCTTATTAAAGTATGGATTTCTAACCTGAACGAAAGGTGGTGATATAGTATCAAACCAATTATTAACTTCGCCATTAAATTTAAGCATAATTAAATCTGGATCATAACTTTCATTATAAGTTCCGTTTATGATTAGTTTTTCATCATCTAAATATATTTGTGCCATATATCATATTATTTTTATATTTAAGCGAAGGTTCCGTTGCCTCCGCCCATTATTACTATATTGGTTCCGCTTAAATATATATTACCCATTATTTAATTTTATTTTAAATATCACTTAAATTATATATTTTCTTATTGGTCTAACATATAAACTATCACCTTTATTTCTATTGTAACTAATAAAAGTATTTCATTTGTTATATTATTAAAATATATATCACTCATTTTATATCTTATTTTTATATTAAAGCGAAAGTTCCATCACTTGTAAAAGTGTGTATCTTATCACCTCCGTCTGTTGTAATTGTTCCACCTGTCGCCAGGTTAGTTCCACTTGTATATCTAATGATTACTATACCTGAACCCCCTGCTTTACCTGATGCTACTGATGAAGCACCTGCTCCTCCACCGCCACCAGTGTTAGTTGTTCCTGATGCTCCATTATATATTGTCGTATCACTACCTTTTCCACCACCACCAAGTCCGCCTGATCCACCATCAGCGTAGTCTAATGGACCTTGTGATCCACCTCCTCCACCACCAGCATAATAAGTCGCTGATCCAGATATACTTGTTGATATACCAACACCACCAGCACCACCATTTCCACCAGTAATAGTTGAACCAGGAGTTCCATCAGCGCCAGCGCCACCGCCACCAGCACCTGTCCTATTGCCATCATAATCTCCACCATCTCCGCCTTGACTACCAGTTCCACCAGATAAACTATTTCCACCAGCACCACCACCGCATCCACCATCTAATCCAGCAGTATCCACAGTAGTTTGTCCAGGTGCTCCTCCACCGCCACCTAAAGCAGTTAGTTTATCAAACACACTATTACCACCATTGATGCCATAAGTATCGTTGCCTGTTACTGATGAACCACCTGATCCAATTGTTACTGATGTTGAACCTGAAAAAGTATAACCAGTTAGT